GGAACGTAGATGGTTTGTTTACCTGTAAAAGGGTTTTTGTAGTTGATGTGTACTGCTTCGCTAGCCCATTTAAGTATGTTAGGATTGTTGTCGCAGAAACGCATGAACACATGTTCCCAACTTGAACGATAAGTTGGCTGTCTTTTACCTACATATTTATCAGGGTTTAAGATTTGGTACTTGCCTTGTGCATATTTGCTCATGGTAAAATGCTTCGTTCAACAAACTGATTCCTGATGCGAGTTTGATTAACACCTAGTAGACTTGTTCCAACTCTGTTTAGATTGAGGTACATGCAAAGATATGTGCTGAGATTGCCAATGGGTACTTTTTTAAAGTCATCTAGTACTTGCATTGGATTTGCGCCTTGTTTTTGTGCAGTATACATCACAGCACTTGCTAGTGCTTTGGCAGCAACCTTGTTGCCTTTTGTGTAGTATTCAAAATGTGCAATGATTGCATCATTCTCAGGACCGCTGATGTCAGCAATCCTGTTAAAATAATTTGTAAAGAATCCATCAGTTGACTTGTTAGATTCTGTTATGTCTACTTGATTTAGATTGGTAGGTACTTGATAAGCCATTACGCAAACAATCCACTATTTCTTATATCGTTTTCAGCGTTCTTGGCTTGTGTTACACTATTACTAAATGTACTTGTAGCAGGTAATGTAAACTGTGTATTTGATAATGCGGCTTGTGCATCATCTGCAAATTGTTGAGAAGAACTTAGAAGACTTCCATTGCTGTTGACATTAGGACTTAGTCCGCCTATCTGCCTAAATGCATTATCAACACTGCTACCGGCTTGGCTAATTCCTTGTGCTATAGGTTTTCGTAGCGACGATACTGCCAGAATATTTAATCTACTGGATGGATCTTGACCACTTAAAATATCTCTTGCAATGCTACCAAGTTCTGCACCAGCAATAGTTGCAAGTCCGCTAATGCCGCCATCCTTAAAGTTTTCAATAGCTCTAGCGGCTGTAACGATTGCGCTACCTATATTGCCTTCACTTAAATCTTTAACTACACTATCTGCTGTATCTAATGTTCCACCAGGACCAAGTATACTATTTGTGCCGCCACCTGCAGGTGTTAGAGGGCTTGGAGTTTTATCATAATGAAGATCACCAAATCCTTTAACAGTTGTTCCAGGAATAACATAACCTTCTGCATATTTTACAGCTTCATACCCAATGGTCATTTCGTGTGTCATAGGCTCACTGGCATCTGATCTATGCTGACCATGATTGAACCCTGTGATCACAGGATTGATTAGTGTGTATTCTGAAAATCTCTTTTGTTGCATACTGTAGATTCTAATAGCATTGATAAATTGTAGTTTGTTACTGCCAACGCCACTGGTATCTCTAGGAGTGTATCCCCAGTTCTTAGAACGTAGCGGACTATACTTGTGTCCCGCTCCGTAAACTGGCATAGTATAGTCGGTATCTCTAAAGAAGTAGCTGTAGTAGTCAAACCAAAAATTGCGAACTACGTTAGCACCGTCATCATGAAATATAATTCTAACATCATCATAGTTAATTTTGGTATTAACATAATCCCAGCGGTTGTATGCATTTTTCTTTTCAGCATTTAATTTGAATGCAGGCAAAGAAACTTCTTTGACCAACATACCTAGTTCCATCTGCTCAATATTGCCAAGTTTAGGTCCTATAGCAGGATTAATATCAAATGCAACGTGATAGGAAAACCCTAATTTAGGAGACAAGCGATAGTTACCAGAAACAAATAGTTCACTGGCATGACGATAATCTTTGACATTATCGCCTGTAGATAGTTGTTTTAAAAATTTGTTAATACTTGCTGTACTCATAATAGTATTTATCACAAAAAAATAGCCCGGTTTTTATACCGGGCTATTGTTAGATAAACATGATCGAGATGTTGCAGATAGCTATCGTTATTATTAGTTAAGTGTCGTCTGATTATTAACCAGTAACTGCTGCCGCAACGTTTCTGCCAACAAGTGTACCAACACCAACACCAACTGGTGCTTGGATAGCATTGTCGTAACGAATGCTTAACTGGATTGTCATTGGCTCATTGTTATCATAAGCTAGTTCGCCGTAGTTAACATTGGAAAGCATACAACCGTATAATTCCCATGTTTCAATTACTGCTGGCTCTTGAGCACCGTTACCACCATCTAGTACTTCGTAACGTAGTAGGAACTTGTAATCAATACCACTAGAAGCACTGGCTTGCTCTAGGAAGTCGAACTGCTTCTGAACTTGTTCACCAACTAGACGTGCAACGTTGCCGCCTGCATCATCACGTAGTGTAACGGAAGTTTCTTGCCATTCTGGCTTACCTTGTAGGTATACTTTTGAGTTGTATGTATCGATTGTGATTGGGTTAAATGCAACCTGTGGTCTTGCGATACTTACAATTTGCTTGGTTAGTTCTGATTTAGGCTGGCTAACACCAAAGTTATCAAAGCTGGCGCGGAAACGATAGCTTAGTTTTGGCATTAGTAGACCTTGGCTTGTTGCGCTTTGGTCTGTAGCTAATGGAACTGTAAATTTTGTTAAACTTGCAACTGACATGTTTTAAATCTCCTTATACAGATATTTATCTGTATTTAATCGACAGCTAAGGGAGGTTCAGTCCCTTAGCTATCTTTTTTTATTAGATACCGGCTGCGATATCACCTGGGTTCTTTAGGCGAATTGGAATGTAGATAAATTCAACTGCCTTCATTGGTTCGATCGCAATATCAACGTATAGTTCGTTTCTCGCAATACGTGTTGGTGTGTTGTTTGTTTCATCACACACAACTAGGTAATCGTAAATACCACGTTTTGCAATTAGATCGTTGATTGCACCTTCGATTACGTTCTTGATCTGGTCTCGTGTAATCTTGTCGTTTGGTTCAAACAAGAATGCGTTACCAACATCTGCAAGGATTGTTCTAATGTAGTTAACAAGTCTTGCAACGTTAACACGGTCCATACTACTTGCAACTGGGTTACGTGTCTTCTGACCCCAGCACACTAGACCAACACCTGGTAGAATTGTGAATGGGTTGATCTTGTTTTCGTATAGTGCGTCTCTGTTACCATTGTTGATACCATTACGTACAAAACCGCCTGTCTTTTCGTTAATGTAGCCAATATCGCTAGCATTGTCAATTAGACCTCTGCGTACACCAGCTGGTGCAAACCACATGTAAGAAGCATTGTCACTGCGTACATATGTGCGTAGTGCCATATGACTTGCTGGCATAACGATTGTGTTACCGCTTAGGTCATTTGTCTTAGCGTGTGGGTAGTAAACAGCTAGGTATGGATCAGCAGTGCTGAGACCATCGCCGTTTGTGTTATTTGCCCAGTTAGCATAAGCAATGCTGTTAGCTGGTAGTGTCATTGGTGTGTCACCAATAACGAACGCTGTATTTTTGCGGTCGTTATTTAGTGCTACCATGTTTGGAATCACTTCTGGATAACCTGGTGCAGTAATTAGGTTGTATTTAAACTGCTCTTCGCGGATTTCAATGTTAGCATCAATTGCTGCCTTCATTGCTTTAACAACCATGTTACGTTGTGCTTGACCGCCCATGTAAGGTGATTGGTCGTCCTTTAGACCAGAAACACTAACCCATGCATCCTTAATAGTAGGTAAGGTTACATTTGGGAAGCTATCATCGTTGAAGTAGTTGTTTACAAACTTCTTAACGTTGAAACCACTTCTACGTGTGTTCCAAAGTAGCATACCTCTTGGGAATAGTTTATGGTTTGGAGCATCCAAGTCTAAGTAGTTGCTTGCTAGTAAGTCTTTGATAGTTGGATAGTTAGCGGCAATAATGTCTGTTTCACCGTTTGTATCCCAACGTGCATCATGGAAAGTAATACCATTCTGACTGAATCTATCTCTTGCATCAATAGCTGACCATTCGCCTGCTTGTGTATAGCGATATAGTTTTGGATAGTTGATTAGATCGCTTGTGTCTAACCAAAGATCGCCAGCTACAACTGGAGTTCCATCTGTTTGTGTTACAGGCTTGCTTGCTGTAACAATAACACCGTTTGGATCTGTGTTTGTTAGGTTGTAACCACGAGCATCGTTTGCTAGTGTTTTATAACCTTTCCAACCATTGTCATTGATCATAATGTCAACAACTGTTGGATCACCATAGTACCAATGTGTGCCATCTGCTGGCTCTTTGTATGGTGTTTCAAACTTAGCTTCGTAATCTAATAACAGCCAGTTACTTAGGATAATAGTACCAGCACCGTCATCTAAGAATTCAGCGGCTGTAAAACCAGCACCGTTAACCATTGTGCCTGTTACGTCTTTAAGTGTAATAATGCCACCTGTTTCGTGGATTAATGTAATAGTGCCGTCTGCGTTTGCTTTACAACTTACTTCTGGAATCGCATAGAAGTTAAACTGTTGTGCCCATGCATTGGCGTCTGTAACTGTTACACCATAAGTCATTGTGTAGTAGAACAAT